GGTTTAACTCTATGCCACACAAAACTAGGAAATACAATAATAGATCCTTTTGGTAATATTTCTTTACATTGTATTCTATGTTTTGATTCGTCTCTCATATGTGGATCATAGTTTCTAAAATCAAATTCTAGTTCACCACCTTTATATTCTGAACCATCTGTTAATTGACAAGTCATAGATAGTTTTCTAATTTTACCTTTTTCAGGTCCTTCTTTTTCATAGGGTTTATCCCAACTATCACAATGCCAATCGTAGTATTGATTTAATTTGTATTTTGTAAACTGACAAGACTCGCTTCTGTCCCACTCATAGTTCCAACCTGCCATTCTATTAGCTTCGTGTACATATGGATGTAATTCTTTATATATCCAAGTGTCGTTTAACCACACTAAATCAGAGTTTCTTTTTCTCTTTAAATCTAATACTTCTTCTTTTTTTAATTTTCTATCACCATAGCCACCAGTTCTAGCCATAACTTCTTTTTGTTGATTAGCATAAGCTATTACATCATTACAAAATTTAGGTGTTAATACACCACTAAAATACCAATAGTAATTAGATATATTCATAAGTTATTGTTTGTACAAAGTTTAATGAATCTTTTTGATTGTTAGTTAAGTAATACATATTAGTTGATGGAAACATAATAAACATATTATCTTTAAGCGGTATATCCCAAGATCTACCTTTACGTCTATTATCTTCATAATGTATTCTAACCATACAATCTTTGACTTTTACACCATAGAGTAATGTATAATCTGGTGAGTTACGTAAATCTACTGGATCTATATTTAATAACGGAATTGTTCTTTCTTGTGGTTTATACATGTTGCCCCACGTTTCTTTGTTAATTAAACTAAAACCATACTCAAGATTAATATGGTCTCTCATATAAGTGTTTAACATATCCCAGGTTTTTGAGAATGGAAATTGTGAGTCTGTAATTTCTGAATTTAATATATCTTGTTGAAGTTTATCTCGGTCAATGTCCCAATCTTTAGGCATTGCCACATCACCATAATATAGAGCTTGCTCTGTTAATACTTTCTTCTGCATACCACCACCATTTTTAATTTATGCTTTGCTGTCTGTCAAGTCCCAAGTTGTATTAGCTTCATTCCAAGCATAATACCAGTCATTAGTTCCAGCATCGTTTTGTGATTGTTGTTCTTCAGTCAATTCAGGAGCATCACCGATTGGTGATTTCCAATTTACAGTTGTAGTATCTTTTACCCAAGATGCATATGGTTTTTTAGGCCAAAAGATTTGATCATCTTCGTCCCAAATATAACCGATACCTGCGTAATTTCCTCTTAATGGTGTACCACCGTCTTTATGTTGTCCGCCTTGTGTA